CGGTCGTGTCGGTGAAGGCGGTGTTTGACTGGGCGCCGCCCCGGCTGGTGATCTTGCCGATGATGGCGGCGGCGGTGATCGTCCCGGCGCCGACGGTGTTCAGCGCCGTGATGACCGGCTGGGAGCCCGTGGCCGCAAGATTGGCGATGGCCTGGGCCGTGGCGTGGACCTTCACCGCGCCGCCGTTGTCGACGTCGACCAGTTCGGTCCCCTTGAGGGTGGAGATCAGGCCCGAGCCTGCGGGGTAGACGCTCATGGCTTACTCCACGAAGACGGGGCCGGCGGGAAGGGCCGCGCCGGAGCCTGGGATGACCTTGGCGCGCACCTCGGGAGCCACGGTGCCCATCACCCGGCTTGGGCCGAGGCTGACAGGCGCGGCGGCCTTGTCGACGATCTCCAGGTCCGGCTCGGCCTGGGTCTGACTGAGGTCGGAGAAGGCGTTGTCCGCGCCGCCCTTGGCCCGGATCATCGCCTGCGCCACCAGTTCGTCGATCGGCGGCGTCGGCTCGCCGAGCCATTGCATCTGGGCGCGCATGATCGCGCCGGCCACATCGTTCAGCGGAAGGAATTCCTCCGGCGGGGCCTTCATCAGCCACATCTCGACGCCAGGCTGGACCCAGACGGCGGAGGTGCAGTCGAAGTAGCCGGATGGTCCGGTCATGTAGAGGGGCAGCAGCCCCAGTCGGCGGGCCCTCTCGCGGCCATGCTCGGCGACGGCGACGCGGACGTCCTTCAGCAGCCGGAAGAACTCCTGGCGCCCGGCCTCGCGGCTGGCGATCTCTTCAGGCGTCAGGGGCTTCTGATAGCCCGGCTTCTGGACCTCGACCGAATGGATCAGCTGCTCCATCCGATCCATGAACTCCTTCGGCAGCCCCGAGGACGTGGGTGCTTCGAGAACCGCCATGGCCATGCGGGCCTTGACCGCCGCTTCCACGGCCGCGGCGAATGCCGGATGGCTCAGGATGTCATCCACGGACAGGGGCGCGGATGCGGGCAGCTCCTCTTCGCCGATGCCCAGTTCCTCGTCGCTCTCCGGGGCGATGGTGCGTTCCTCCACGCCGGCGGCGGCCAGGTGCTTGCGCACCGTTTCCGGCGAGACGCCGTAGGCCACCCCCACGCTCTCCACGGTCGCGGTGGGGTCCGCCTTGTAGAGGGCGACCATTTCGGCCACGTCTTCGTTGCTGAGGCGGGGCATGGATCAGAAAGCCGAGGGATAGAACGGCACGTCGTCGCGGCCGGTGACGACCCCGGCGAACTTGATGGTCCCCGCCGTCATCGGGCCGGTCGCGACCACATAGTTCAGGCGGTAGAAGCGCGGGAAGCCCTGGCCGGGATAGCGGGGCGGGACGGTGAATTCCGCGATCTTCTGGCCGGCGGTGAGGAGGGCCTTCGCCAGCCCGTCGGTCTCGGCCAGGACTTCCCAGGTCGAGGGATTGCCGGTCCCGTCGTCGATGGCCGCCTCGAGCTGCACCTGCAGCGTCGCGGCGCCGGCGGCGGTGAAGGCTGTCCCGACGATAGCCGCCAGTACCGGCGGGCTGACGCCGTCGCCGATGCCGATGTCCTCGCCGAACACCGATGCGGTGCCGAACTTGTTGGTGACCGCCTGCCCGACGCCGAGACCGGCAAGGTCGATGACGTTGGTCGACGGGGCGGTGACGGTGATCGCCTGGTCGCTGGAGAAGATCGTCGAGGAGTCGAGATACATCTGGTGGGTCTCCGAAGATGAGGGGTCCGTTCTCGACGGCTCAGGTGACCTGGGATTCGGTGTTGGACAGCTGGTCCACGATGCGGATCGGCACGTTGCGGAAGCTCTCCGTCGGGGCGCCGGCGTAGTCCTTCAGGCCGATCAGCACGTTCTTGTCGCGGATCGCCTGGATATCCATGAAGCCGCGGACGGTGCGGTTGCAGTAGATGGCCGGCCGCACGACCATGCCCTGTTCGGACCGGGCGTCGGTCTCGGTCACGCCGGAGACGCCGCGCGCCATCTTCGGCATGCGCAGGACCGCCTTGGTCAGGCCGTTGGCGAAGATGTCGAACGGGTTGGTCCCGCCCAAGCCCGCGGAGGTGACGTCGAGGTTGGCGATGCGCTGCGCCCAGCGCCAGTCCTCCACGCAGATGCCCGCTTCCTGGCGGAAGTAGGTGATCGCCGCCGGGAACGGGTTGCCCGCCGAGTCGTAGGCGAACTGGGTGTAGTCCATCGGGGTCAGCGTCAGGCCCGCCTTGGAGCCCTTGGGGAACACCCCGTAGATCGAACGCGGGGACCAGCCCACCACCCAGATCGAGGCGTTGTTGCCGCCGGAGCCGCCGCCGTCGAACACGTTCGCGGCGTTCGCGGCCGTGGCGGTGGAAGTGGTGTTGTAGAACGCCGACAGGCCGGTGAAGGAGGCCGGGTTGGTGGTGTTGTTGCCGTAGAACACCGTGTTGGCGACGGTCTGCGACATGCCCTCGAGGAAGGCGTTGTCCTCCTCGTAGCGGAACTTGTTCTGGTCCTCCGCCATCTCCAGCAGCTTGCGGTCGATGGTGGAGTTGCCGTCCAGCATGCCGCAGTTGATGCGGCCCTGGGCGGTGGTGGACTTGGCCATCGGGACGCCCTGGTTGATCAGGCGCCACCAGCCGGCGGGGATCGAGGTCCGGACCGTGAAGACGTGGCCGGTGTTGGTGTTGCCTTCCTTCCAGACCAGATCGTCGTAGATCTCGTTGGCCTGGCTCAGCAGTTCGGCCACGTCGGCGGCGTCGCCCGACGGGTCGGTGCGGCGGGCCTGGTCGATGAGCGTCAGGGGCGCGCCAGTGGCCATGGGTCAGGCTCCTAGTTTGTGCGGCCGTACCGGCGATCCGCCGGAGACAGGTTGTTGGAGGGGTTGACGGGAACGGACGGCCCGGGGGCCTTGCCCTCGCGCATGCGCTTGCCCAGCGCGGCGAAGGTGCGGATCACGGCGGGATGGTCGCCGGCCCCGGTCTGGGCCAGGACAGACCAGAGTTCGGTCCGCTGCTTCTCGTCCGGGACGAGGTCGCGGATCGCGGTCTTGGCGTCGTTGAGGATGGTGTTGCGGCGGTTGCCAGCCTGCTTGTCGAAGTCCTTGACCCACTCGCGCCGCATCTCGGCGAAGGCGTCGAACTGGTCCTGCCGCATCTTCTCGGCGCCCTGCTTCAGCACCGAGCCGCCGAAGTCCATGATCTCCTGGGCGGCGTCCTGGGTCAGGCCGTACTTGCCCATGATGTTGCCATAGGCGGACAGTTGGGCCTCGTCGGCGCTGAAGCCCTCGGGCAGCTTGAACGGCTCGTACTTCGGCGGCTCCGCCTTGGGCGGTTCCGCATCAGCGGCGGCTTCGGCCAGCTTTTCACCGTCTGGAGCGGCTTCGGCGGCCGGTTCCTCGGCGGCTGGCTCCTGGCCTTCCGAAGCGGCCTCGGCGGCTGGTTCCGGGGCTGCGGCCCGGGCCTCGGGCTCCGGAGCGGGCGCAGCCGCTACGTCGGGCTGCGAGGGCGTCGGTTCCGCAGCGGCTGCTTCCGGGCCCGGGGCCGCGGCGGCCACGACAGGCTCAGCCGCAGGCGCGGCGGGCGTGTCGGCGGCAGGCGCGGGTCCCTCGGACATAGACCCCGCGTAGCACGGTGATTTCGGTGTAACCGGCGCATGGGGAAATAGAGCGCATGAGCTGCCCCAGAGTCGCCGTGGATGTGAGCCTGCGAACGCAACAGGTCGATTTCCTGGAACGGCTGTCGCAGGAGGCGGACATTCCGCTGGACTTCAGGGGCCCGCTGCTCCACGGCACGGACCCGACGATCTCCGAGACCCTGTCACGCGTGATCGCCTTCGCGCAGGAGCGGATTCAACTCCGGCACAATCGGCCGACCCGCAAGGTGCGCAAGCACCTGACGATTCCGTGCGAGCACCTGGACTACGTCAACCGGCTCACGGCGGTCTGGGGAGTTCCCCGGTCCGAGGTGGTGCGCCGCCTCATCGACAAGGCGATGGCCGAGGGGTTCCGGCTCTAGAGGCCCCGCTCCCGCGCTTCCCGGCGCATCAGGGACGCCATTTCGGGGCTGAGCCCGTCAAAGAACTCCCAGAGCTGCCAGCCGGCGGCCTTGCGTCCCAGATAGAACTGGGTCGCCATCGGGTCCGGAAAGCCGTTGGGCGACGCCGCCAGCGGGTTGCCGAAGGCCCCGAACTCGGTCAGCCACTCCATCAGCCATTCCCGGAACCACTCGTGCTGGAGGCACGACAGCAGCCCCAGGCGCCGGAACTCCCGCTTCTCGTCGGCCCGGCGCTGGGCTTCAGCCTCATCTTCCTCCGACGGGCGCTCGATGCCCAGCAGGGCCTCTTCCGGTTCCGGCAGTTCGCCACGGGCCCTCGTCACGGCCGGCCCTCCGCGAGCAGGGCGTGGATTTCCTTCAGTTCCGCCATCTCGGCCATGATCGCCTCGTGGTCCTGGCGCGCCCGAGCCTCCGCGTCGCGCCCGAGGAGAGCCTGGCCGACCATGATCATCGGCAGCAGGACCAGCTGCAGCACTCCGGAGCTGAGGTACTGGATCGCAGGCTCCAAGCGATGATCCATGAGCGGCAGCAGAGCCAGGATCAGGAAGGCATAGACGCATTCCATGGTCGCGACCATCAGGGTCACGCGGATGGCCACGCGCTCGTTGAGCTTGCCCAGGAGCCCGCGCGGGGTCACGCCCGCCCCGTCGGGACGAACATCCGCTGCGGCGGCTTCCAGTCCGGCAGCACCAGCCAATCCGTGGGCTGGGTCGGCAGAATCGCGCCCCGTCTGCCCACCCGGCGGTTCCTCAGTTCCTCCATGTCCCGCAGCCCGCGGTCGAACAGTTCCGTGAGCTTGCCGAACGCGGCCCAGTCCTGGCCGATGTACTTGGCCTGCACGGTGCGCATCGCCCGGGCGTAGACGACCCCGAGCCTGACCCAGCGGGTATCGGACCTGAAGTGTGCGATCTGGCGGCAGCAGCCCTCGAGTTCGTTCAGGGCGGTGCGCAGCTTGCCGTAGCGCCAGCCCCGGGGGCCGATCAGGTCCGGGTCCTGCTGGGTGTTCAGCCAGACGCACTGGTCCCGGGCTTCTTTCAGGCTCTGGACGTACTTGGCGAAGATCTCGGTTTCGGTAAGCCCGGCCATCAGTTCTTCTCGCTCTGGGCGATGAGCGCGCCCTGGTCCTTGAGTTGTTGGATCAGCCGGCCCATGGCTTCATGCGCGCCGACCAGCGCGCCCAGGGGCATGGTCAGGCGAGCGACGATCCGCCGCTCCGGTTCAGCCTCCCCGGAGGTGTGGGCCACGGAGAAGAACGCCAGCTTGGTCACGCCGTTGGCGGTCGAGGCGCAGGTGAAGCCCTCCACGAAAATCTCGGGGGCCGGATGAGGCTCGGTGATGTTGTCCAGGTCCATCATTGCGGCGGCTGCACCAGGGCCGAAAGGGCGTTGCCCGGGGCCAGCGAGGTCTTGGCCAGGGCGGCGGCGGCGGCCGCGCCCTCCTGGGTCTGCTTCAGCGTTTCGGCCATCTGGCGTTGCTGGTTCTCCTGGGCGACCAGGGCCTCGGCTTCATCGTCGGAGCGGATCAGGGTCGGATCGCAGTCGACCCCGTCGGCGAACAACTGCACCGCGTCCATGGCCTTGAACTTGAACCTCGCCTCAGGCCAGACGCCGACGAGGTTGCCGGCGAACTGCGCCGTCCTGGCGATGCCTTGGGTGCGCACCGACCGGCGAGCGGCGGAGAGCAGGGAATCGAACTCGATGCCGAGCGGCACGCGCTGCAGGCTCTGGGGCTTGGTCGGCAGCAGCCGCTTCCTGGCCATGATGGCGAGATGGCGCTTCACCCGCAGCCGCATCGTGCCGTAGACCCGGCCCATCATCGGCCCCAGCCTCATCAGGGCTTCCTCGGTGAGCTGCTCCACCTCCGTCGCGGTCAGGTCGGCCTTCAGCTTCATCTGTTGCCGCAGCATCATCAGCCGCTGGAAGACGTCGTTGTAGGCGGTCTGGCGGATGCGTTCCTGGATCAGGCCGATATCGGCGCTGATCGCGGGGATGTCGGGCTTGACCTCGAACAGAGGGAAAAACTTCTTCTCCCCGCCCGCAGCCGTGTTCATGTAGGTGATCTTGCCAGGCGAGGTGGACGCCGGCTGGTTCATCAGCGCAACGTCCGCGCCCATCGGGGGACGATTGACCTTCTCGATGCTCTCGGCCTTCTGGCGGGTTTCGAGCTGGAGCTGGATCGTGTCGCCCAGCATGTCCTCGCCGACGCCGCGCCCATAGGCCTCGTTGCCCCGGGTCTTCCATCTGGAACAGGCGTGGGGCTGCTCATGGAACCCGGTCATGGCCAGGGGCCTGGCGTCCTTCTTGCCCCGGACCCAGTAGACTTCACGCCAGGCGAAGCCGCCGGGCACGACGCCCAATCCCTCGCCCATGTCCCCCGCAATCGGGAAGTTCGGCTCGATGCTGTGTCCGATGACCTGCTCGTACTCCAGCGCGCCGCCCTTCTGGCGCCAGAGCTGCTGGATGTCGGCCGGACAGTTCTCCAGCCCGAACATCTCGACGATCTGGCTCACCGTCATGCGGGTCTCGACGTACAGCGCCTCGGCGCCGTTCTCGAAGTTCACCCCGATCATGTACTCGCCGGCGCAAGGCGTCTGGCAGTTCAGGATCGTGCGGGTGTCCTCGTAGTCGATGACCACCCCGTTGCCATAGAAGGTCAGGTCCTCGTACTGCTGGGCCT